TTATGCTTTCTTTGCATCCTCAAAAACCTCAGGGTGGGACAAATTTGGGACATCGTCACCCAATATGTCGTCAATTTTCCTCGCGTGCTCTGTCAAATGATTAGGTGCAAGGTGTGCGTACCTACGCACCATTTCGATAGACTCCCAGCCGCCCATTTCCTGAAGTACTGACAGTGGTACACCTGACTGAATTAACCAACTGGCCCAGGTATGGCGGAGGTCATGAAAACGGAAATTTTCAATTCCTGCCCGACGACATGCTGTTAACCACGATGTGTTATAGTCCAGGCGCATCTTTCTGATGCTTGGTGTCATTGTCCCGTCAGGCCTTCTGGCAGCAGTGGTATAAACAAACACCCAGCGGTGATGTTTGCCTATTTGATCACGCAACACCTTGCAGGCAGTGTCATTCAGTGCGACCCCAATAGCGCGGTTTGACTTACTGTCTTCAGGGTTTACCCAGGCAACACGTCGCTGCATATCGATTTGTTGCCACTCCAGATTAATAATGTTTGATCTCCTCAGGCCAGTTGCCAGTGCAAATTTAACTACAGATTTCAGGGGATCAGAACATGCATCAATGAGTCTCCTGGCTTCTTCTTTTTCCAGCCATCTCACGCGTTTGTTTTTTACGGCAGGTATTTTGATTACAGGTGCTTTTTCAAGCCATTTCCAGTCTCGCTCTGCGGCGCGCAGAATAGCCTTGATCATTGCCAGGTGTGTTGCTTTTGTTTGCGTGCTCACCGATTTAGGTATATAGGCTGGTGGTTCTTTCCCTTTTCTTAATGCAGCCTCCACCTGCAACTTCCATCTCTCCTTTGTTTTTCGGTTATACGCTTTGCTGATAACTGAGTAGATCATTGCCTCCGATATATCCTTAATCCTTATTCCCTCGAAATGCTCAATCCAGAATGCGATTCTGGATTTATCGGAATCGATGGATTTCTTGTCGGCTTTTTCCTCAAGCCATCTCAGGCAGGCTTCTTCGAAAGTGACATCTGGCATATCCCCCAGTCTGTCTACTCGCCAGAGTTCTGCTTTTCGCTTGTCGTGCAACTCCTGAGCTTGCCGCTTGTCCTTTGTGCCAAGAGACTCCTTAATTCGCTTCCCGCCCGGGAGCGAGTACGAGGCGTACCATATTTCACCTCTGCGGAAGAGTGACATTTTCTTTCCTCTGTTATGCCATCACCCGCGCTCACCTGGACAGTATGCAGCGGTGAATGAAGTGCTGCAATGCAGGCTTGCCGGGTTGTGAGATAAGGTGATCTTTTACCGGAAGAATTTTTTCGGGTTGCCTGTAGTCGGCCCGTTCGTATCCAGTTAACAGCTGTTGGCCTTGATATCTTGAGAAACTTACAGGCCTCTTTGAGGGTGATACTGTGTGAATCCATATTTTCGCCATTAAAAACCGCCCGAAGGCGGTTGTCAGTTGATTGATATGCGGCGCATTTTTCGAAGGCTGGCAATATGCTTTTCCTTCTCAATTTCTGCTTTAATCATGTGTAGTTCGTTGTGATCGATTCGCTCAAATTCTGCATTAAATGCGCTAATTGAAGCGGCTCTGGTTCTCCCATCCAGCCTGCGGAAGATTACCTGCGTCAGAGTGATTTTGCAGACTTCAACCGGATAGTTGTTGGCGTCGACGAAGGACTGCCCGCGCTGGATCAGAACGAACACAGGTAGCATTCCTTAACTGTCATATCATTTGCACCTCGTTGCTACGGCTATCGCCATTGCTCCCCAAATACAAAACCAATTTCAGCCAGTGCCTCGTCCATTTTTTCGATGAACTCTGGCACCATTTCGTCAAAACCAGCCATGTATTTTTCATCCCGCTCGACCACGACATAATGCAGGCCTTCACGCTTCATACGTGGGTCATAGTTGGCAAAGTACCAGGCATCTTTTCGCGTCGCCCACATGCTGAATTGCACCTGGGCCATGTAAGCTGATTTTATTGCCTCGAAACCACCGAGCCGGAATTTCATGAAATCCCGGGAGGTAAACGGACATTTCAGCTCAAGGCCTTTACCGTCACTGCATAAACCATCGGGAGAGCAGGCTGTACGCATACTTTCGTCACGATAGATGATCGGGGATTCAGTAACATTCACGCCGGAAGTAAACTCAAACAGAGCTCTGGCGTCGTTCTCGTACTGTTTTCCCCATGCCAGGGCTTTGGCGTTAACTTCCGGGGCCACACCCGTGCAGACCTCAGCCAGCAGAGTGTGGAAGTAGGACATTTTCATGTCAGGCCATTTCTTTCCTGAGCGGGGTTTTGCTATCACGTTGTGAACTTCTGAAGCGGTGATGACGCCGAGCCGTAATTTGTGCCACGCATCATCCCCCTGTTCGACAGCTCTCACGTCGATCCCTGTACGTTGCAGGATAATGTCCGGTGTCATGCTGCTACCTTCTGCTCTGTGACTTTCTGTTTCAGGAATCCAAGAACCTTCACAGCTTCAGCCTGTGTTAGTTCTGAAGATGTGTAAATGTTGCGGCGAAAAATCTGGGAACAGAGCGGCAACAGGTCGTCATCCCACGTTTTTTCCATGGAAGTAAGAAGGGCGTTAATTTCCGACATGGTTTCTTCGTTAACCGGGGTGATGTCGTGTTCCGGCTGACGTTCTGTAGTATATGCAGTATTTTCGACAATACGCTCGGCTTCATCCTTGTCATAGATGCCAGCAAATCCGAAGGCCAGGCGAGCACACTGAATCATGGCTTTGTGCCGTAACATCCGTTTGGGATGCGACTGCCACGGTCCGGTGATTTCTCTGCCTTCGCGGGTTTTGAATGGTGCGCGGCGACATTCATCCATCCACTCGGTAACGCAGATCGGGTGATTGCGATCTTTGCGGTAAATCCGGCATGTACAGGACTCATTGTCCTGCTCAAAGTCCATGCCATCAAACTGCTGGTTTTCATTGATAATGCGGGACCAGCCATCAACGCCAACCACCGGAACGATGCCGTTCTGCTTGTCAGGGAAGGCGTAAATTTCTTTCGTCCAGGGATTAAGGCCGTACTGGTTGGCGACGATCAACAATGCGATAAATTGCGCATCGCTGGCATCACCTTTAAATGCCGTCTGGCGAAGAGTGGTGATTAGTTCCTGTGGGTCGACAGAATCCATGCCGACACGTTCAGCCAGCTTCCCTGCCAGCGTTGCGAGTGCTGTACTCATCCGTTTTATACCTCTGAATCAATATTAATTTGGTGACGGGCGATGGTTTCAGCCATGTAGCGGATGTGTTCTGCCATGCGTTCCTGAAAATCGACATCGTCATCAAATGCACGGGAAATAGCTTTTTTGCTGGCCCCGTGACGTTGCAGATTATCGATGCATAGCGATTCAAACAGGTGTTGGGGCAGACCTTTTTCCAGGTCGTCTGCCAGCTCAGCTTCAGTTTCTTCACGGGCAATTTGCTGGTAGTGTCGTGCCCATGACTGCTCTTCAATGCGATCGGGGATAAGCCAGGCATTCATGATTTATCACCTCCGAAATTTTCAAGCCTGTTGGCAATCATGATGGCGATATCAGGGATTGCTGGCGCTGTGGCTATACATGCGGGGTTGGCGCACAAACCATAGACGGCGGCAATCACGAGCTGTCTTTTCCAGTCGAGAGTTACTGGCTCAGAATTGGCGTCATCGCCGGACGTATCACTGCCTGGCTCGTTCTGAACAACGGTTTCGCCCTCCTGAGCGGCATCAACAGAGTTTTCCTGAATGATCTTCTCCTCAGTTTGTGCTGAGTCTTCTCCATCAGCGGCGTCATTTTCTCCAAAAGTTTCTGTGTAAGTGCTATCGCCCATTACCGCACTACAGTCAGGGCAGTTACCCCCGCCAGTCTGACCACAGACGCGGCAGTTTTTTTCCAGCTCCGGTTGCGCTACTGGCCCTGGCTGTTGCTCTTCTGACCCGTTTTGTTGCGTATCCGGGCTGTTTTGTCCCGCTTCTGGGGCAATTTGTTCCACTTTGGACTGATTCTGGTCCTCAGTGTCGCGAGTCTGGATCCCCTTCACCCACTTCGGATCAGCAGGGTTACTGATGCCTTCAACGAATTCTCCACGCGAGGCAGCCAGTAATTTGTCGGCATCGACTGGATTTTTTGGGGGGATGTTTTCCCTGGCTTTATTGAGTTCCTCCCTCAGTTCCTGGTATTTCGTTTCTACAGATGAGACATTTTCCAGTGATTGCGTGTCCTCATTATGTTTAACTGGAATTTCTTCCACTGATTCAGGCGCTGCCTGTTCATTAGCCATTGTGTCCGATGCTTGTTGCTTTTCTTCATCGCCATGTTTTCCTTCTGCTGTTCCGCGCTGCGGCATCGGTGCTGATGAGCGACCGCAGGCAATTTCCACGATTTCCGGATCCGGGTTAGCGTGATCGGTTTCGGTCAACACTTTGTTGAGATATTCAGTCACGCGTGCCGGGATGGCCTCAATGCCGATTGGTGCTTCTTTCACGGAAGCCACCACAATGGCGCGGGAATAATCCAGCCCACCGGGCATGGCGATAAATTTGTCGCGAAAAACAGAAAAGGGCGGCTTATTCTCTGACACGATTTCTTCAACGCGTTTTGCGTGTGCTGGGTGCAGGTTATAAATATCCACATCCATTGAACGGGCCAGAACGCCGGTGGCTACATCTCGTGCGAGTGATGTCTTATCATGTTTGAATCCTTCACCACGATCGGTAAGATTTCCGCCGCCAGCGTTAGCACCGGAAGGCGTACGGGTAATGCCTGAAACATAATTTCCGTTCTGCCATTCTTTTGTCAGCAGGCCCTGATCAAGGTAGTCAGTTTTCATCCAGGTGGAAATGAACTTGTCGAATTCAGCCGGGCTGATGCGATGATTTGCAGAGTGGGGGAATGCTTTCCCTACAGATTCAGCCAGGCGACTAAGGTGATAGTTCGTCAGTTTATCCAGTTCATGATGTGCGGCGCGCACAGCAGTAAGCAGGCTCTGAAGGTAACTGTCCTCTGTGTCCATCTCCATACGGATCACGTTATTGCGTTGTTCTGGTGTGGCGTGATGCCGGTATTTTCCATCTTCATCCTTGCTGAAGAAGAAGAGGTGAAGGAAGCGATGAGTAAGGCTCAGAGTGGCGACGGGAATTTCACACTCAGAACAGTCATCGTCGCTGTCCGGGGATTCGCTTTTCTCCACATCATCCGGAATAGTTCCGTCCGGGTCATCGTTGTCATCGCCAGCAGTTGTGGCATCTTCACCGTTGATGTTGTCATTGAAGGATATAGCCATCATGGTGATGCCATCTTCCCCGCCTTTTTCATAGCGGTTGCAGAATTCAGTATCAAACACGCCTTCCGGTGGAAGGTCATTCACGACGGGGAAATTTACGCGAACGGGTTTTTTGAAATCATCCTCGTCGTAGCCTGCATCGTCCATGGCTGCAATGCAGCGGGAAACTGCGACAGAAAGTTTTCTGGCCTCGGTCCAGAAAAAACCGCCTTTGATGCCAAGGCGTTTTCTGACTTTATCGTTTTTTGCTTCGCAGTGTAGTGCAAAAGTCTGTTTATCAGCGCTCATTGTATTTAAATCTCTGGCTGGATTAGAATTAGCGGCCCTTTGTCTGATTTCTCCGAATACGGTGACGCAGGGAGAAATCCGGTAGCCTGCGCTGCCGGATTTTTATTTCAGTGGAAGGTTGCCTGGTTTGCTGTTTTGTGAGTTGTTTTTCCCTTTTCGTGCTGGCATTCAGGGCAGTCGCACTCAGAATTTTCTCTTGCAAACTCAAGAGCCTGCGCCAGTGTATGGATTTGTTGTGCTCCAATGTTGCTTCTGACGACTTCACATGCAGCATGAATATATGGGCTTGGTGTTTTGCCATTTAACCCACATAAAACAAAACGACTGTCCTTATATTCGTTATTTCCAACTTCTGTAAGTACTGAAAAAGAAAATACAAAGTCGATTTTGTATTCTTTGCATATTTTACTGATGCGTTCTGCAATTTCTTTGACTTCATTTATTGCATCAGGACTAGTTTCGGAAAATATTTCATTTTGCGCAAGTTCTTTCATTTTTATTTTTCCGTGGTTGATAATTAATGCGGTTTTATTTCGGCTTGTCTGTTACAGATATGGAAGGTGTATTTTATTACTCGTCACAACGACGCTGCTTTTACGGGTAAGCCATCGCGCCCGATGAAAACTTTAATCATGCAGTCGGTAATGCATGTTTTTGTTGTGAAGTTACGAATATAGAGTTTTCTCTTTTCAATATTGTTTGCTGAAGCGATATATGTCCGACCTTCATGAAGAACATAATCGCCAGGCGTCACGCACTGACGTGGTATTTCATCAGTTCCGAAGTGATGAGCAATCATAATTATCTCCATTTTCACAAATGAACTTTGTTGATGCGGTGCCTGGTACCTCCAGGTGACGTTAACCAGTTAACAACTAACGCCGGGTCAGGGGACGATGACTTTCCGTGACATCCTGTCGGTTTAACTGTTCCGCGTGCGCATAGCCGCATTCACCGCATCACAAAATTCACTTTAAAAAGGGCGGACATCAGCAATCGGCAAACCGATGTCCGCCAAGGGCTACACACAGCAATGTTGTTATTCACAACCGGAAGCGCACGGTCGAAGAAATCTAACGACAAGCCTTCAATGGGAAAGAGTCTTCGCCGTGCACTTTCGTGTTGTACCCTGGCTTTCAGGGGAATGTCTGTTCAGTAAACTGAGAGTGCCGGAACTCACCCGTGTCCGGCGCACGATCTCCACCTCACCCGTGGAGAACTCCTCAACTACAAACCCCGTAAGGAGAGTGAATTTATGACACAAGAAGAAAAAGTGATGTTTCTGATGCGGCTGGCTGTCGATACCTACAACACACAATTCAGGGAGAAAGATATACCTCAAAAGGCAGTTCCTGCCGCGGTAGATAAGGGCGGTGCTATTGCCGTATTTTACGATGTATTTGAATCATTTTTTGATGAAAAACTCGACGCTGTTAGCGACTTCGGAACATCGAGTAATAAATAACGTTCATTACGGTTCTTAAACAACAATCAGTGGGCTTGATGTTGTTCTTTTCAAGCTCACTTGCCATCAATTCCATTATTCTTGCGCTTACACGAATTATTTGGTGGCTGTAAGCGACGCAACTGTCGCTGATATTGCTGTTTATTTCTATTACTTCATTTTCACCATTAGCATCAACTTCAGATGCGCTGTTTTCATTATCCTGTTTCAGTGCTTTTTCTGCCATCTGGATGCGTGTCAGCGTTGCGGAATTTGGGCTAAGTCGATAAACCTGTTTGGCATCTTCCAGAAGCAGGGCGATAATGTGCTTCAGTTCTGTTTCGTTCATAGTTAACTCCGGTAGTTGCAATTTATTAATATCAGGCGGTCAGCTCTTTAAGCTTCTGAACTGCTTTATTCATTTCATCCATACAGTCGATGAATTCGTCCAGTTTAAGCTGCATTTTTCCGGCGGCCTGAAGAATTTCAAGTTTTAAGGGCGCAAGTTTTTTGTTGAATTCATCATCTTCCTGGCGTTTTTTCTCCGCAATTTCGGCGGCTTTCAGCAATTCTTCAGCCTGTTTTCTGAGTATTTCTGGTGAAGGTGAAACTGCTTTGAGGTTATTCACTTCAGGTTCCTGTTGTTGCAGAATTAATTTGTTGCATTCTCTGCGTGAGCGTTTCATTGCAGATTCGCACTTCTTGCAATAAATGGCTCTCCCGTCACGCTTGCTGGCATCTGAATAAAAATCATTGACTGATTTTGTCTGCCCGCATCTGGTACATAATTTTGATTGAAGGTCCTTAATGATTGTGACGTTTCCTTCCCGCTTGGGATATCCATATTTTTTGTGGCGTAAAAAGGTTACTCCGTTACCAGAACCTTCTTTTCTGACCTTAAATACAATGATGCTTTCCCGTTTATCGATAAAATCGATGAGCTGGTTTCTCTCCTTTCCTGACAGTTCGGCAAATGTCTTAACTTTTTTAGTAACCTCAGTAAGGCGAACGCCGTCAGGCATTTTTTCAACGAAGTTTTTAATCTCTGCAAGCGGACGCCATAATTTTTGCGGCAAAACTGAAGGCGTGGTCATCAATCACCTCGCCGTCAGTTGTTTGGATTTCCGGTAGCCTGCCGCGTAAATGGCTACGTTTGGAAGACATACACCAGTTTCTGGTTGCTTATGTCCAAACTCATTCGCGTACACAATGGCCGCTCGCTCCAGATTGCGTCTGTATTCTTTCTGTTGCCAGATCACGTCCTGTGCCATGAACTTAATTGGCTTAGCGTCTTCTATGCGCTCAGGCGTTTCGTGAGTACCTTTAGCCTGAATCTGCGCTCTGCTTAGAGTAGGGCGGTGTAATACTTCTGAACTTATTGCTTCTTCGCGGGCCAGCACGCCGTTAGCTAATGCCTTTGCCTTTAAACGCTCACGACGACGAGAACGTGAATTGCCTTTGAACTGAGTTCTGCGTGTCATATAGACCTCCTGATGAACTTTGGTGGTGTGGTAGGTGGGAGACCCATTTCGACCTGTTTCGGCCTACTTCAATTCGGCAATAGTCCCGCAGGCCTCGCCGCTTTACGTGCGACATATTCCCGTCCATGAACCCTTCACCACACCCCAAAGTTCACTTTGGTTATTGCGCTTTGTCAGCGCCGTAGATTCATATTTGAATCGTTGTATATTCACCGCCCTGGTGAGTAGTGCGTCCTGCTGATGTGTTTAGTATCACCGCCAGTGGTATTTATGTCAACACCGCCAGAGATAATTTATCACCGCAGATGGTTATCTGTATGTTTTTTATATGGATTTATTTTTTGCAGGGTTGAGTGGCTTGGGAGGTGATCGAGAGATCTGAATTGCGATGTTTAGTGAGTTGTATCTATTTATTTTTCAATAAATACATTTGGTTATGTGTCTTTAGGTGGGGGGGGGTGAGGCAAAGAAAACCCGGCTCTGTGGCCGGGAATAACATTTAGGAATCAAGGTCAGGTAGCATGATTTTCTCAATCAACGTCAATGCCCTTTGGTCTCGTTCAGCAAAATATTTAGGAGCGTACTGAGGCAGCCACACTTCGTTGAAGTGTTGTTTGAAATCTGCAAGATATTCGTTTGGGTATAGACGTACCGGGAATGTCCGGCCATCTGGGTACTCATGGTTATATGTTGGGAATGTCTTCGGCTCAACCCCCCGGTTGTCACGGAGCCATTGCGAGAAAACCCTACCCTCTGAAATATCAGGGACCATTTTTTCTGGCAGCGTATATCCGGCCTGTTCAAGTGGCGCAACCAAGTTAAACGTCAGTTCATTAAGCATAGAAAAGTGCGTATGAGGAACTCTGCCTCGGTTTGTCATATACCGCTTAAGGTGGATAGGGAGTTCGGCAGGCGCTCTTTCACCTGACATCCACTCACGCACCCATCTCGATACTTGCACTGCAAATTTTGGAGATAGCCACTGAGCTAAATTAATTGCGATGTCTGGATGAACCCAAGTCCCTTGATTCTCTGCTCTTCCGCCTTTAAATGATTGAATTAACTCCGATATGGGAATCCCCATATCGCGTGATAATTCATCAAAAAAATCTTGTGTTGTTTTTAGTCGTGTATAGTCAGCAAGTAGCTTCCCCGCAGACTTGCACATCGCGGTGGCATTGATGTATCCGTCTTTGGTGCGAAGATGGATGACTTCTCCATCAACTTCTCTAGCGATTAATGCAAGTTGAAACTGTGTCATAAATCATCCTATTACGTGAAAAATAAAACAATCACCCAAACGTCTCTTCTGGCCACTGGCTGGCGATAACTTTCCCCACAACGGAACAACTCTCATTGCATGGGATCATTGGATATTGCGGGTTTAGTGGTTGTAAAAACACCTGTCCGCTATCCCTGATCAGTTTCTTGAAGGTAAACTCATCACCACCAAGTCTGGCTATGCAGAAATCACCTGGCTCAACAGCCTGCTCAGGGTCAACCAGAATTAACATCCCGTCAGGAAAACTAGGTTTGGATCCTGTTGGCGCGGTCATGGAATTACCTTCAACCTCAAGCCAGAATGCAGAATCACTGGCTTTTTTAGTTGTGCTTACCCATTTCTCCGCATCACCTTTGGTAAAGGTTCTAAGCTCAGGCGAGAACATCCCGGCCTGAACATGAGAAAAAACAGGGTACTCATACTCACTTCTAAGTGACGGCTGCATACTAACCGCTTCATACATCTCGTAGATTTCTCTGGCGATTGAAGGGCTAAATTCTTCAACGCTAACGTTGAGAATTTTTGCAAGCAATGCTGCGTTATAAGCATTTAATGCATTGATGCCATTAAATAAAGCACCAACACCTGACTGCCCCATCCCCATCTTGTCTGCGACAGATTCCTGGGATAAGCCAAGTTCATTTTTCTTTTTTTCATAAATAGCTTTAAGGCGACGTGCGTCCTCAAGCTGCTCTTGTGTTAATGGTTTCTTTTTTGCGCTCATACGTTAAATCTATCACCGCAAGGGATAAATATCTAACACCGTGCGTGTTGACTATTTTACCTCTAGCGGTGATAATGGTTGCATGTACTAAGGAGGTTGTATGGAACAACGCATAACCCTGAAAGATTATGCAATACGCTTTGGGCAAACCAAGACGGCTAAAGATCTCGGCGTATATCAAAGCGCGATTAACAAGGCCATTCATGCAGGCCGAAAGATTTTTTTAACTATAAACGCTGATGGAAGCGTTTATGCGGAAGAAATAAAGCTCTTCCCAAGTAACAAAAAAACAACTGCATAAGTAACACCGCTCTTTTCACAATGGACATTCGTCCTACGTCGCTGACAAAGCGAGTCCCAAGATATCTGACCAACTAAGGCCATATGCGTTTCCACGCATACCTTTCAACTAGCTATTCACTATTGGAAATCATAAGAAATGACACAAACAAGTTACAGCAAACTATCCCAGCGTGACGTTGATCGCGCAGAAACAGATTTACTCATCAACCTGTCAGCTCTGACGCAAAGGGGACTGGCAAAGATGATTGGCTGCCATGAATCGAAGGTCAGTCGTACCGACTGGCGATACATCGCGGCGATTTTATGCGCGTTCCAGATGGCATCTGATATCAGTCCGATCAGCCGGGCTTTCCAGCATGCCATTAACGTTCATGCAAATAAAAAACGTCCGGTTGGGGCCGGACGTTCTGAGCAAATCCTGATGAATATCTGATATTCAGGCAGGGCATGGAGCAATACACGGGAATAATTCTGCCACATCTGGAAGAATTTCGCCAGCAACAACACCAACCGCAGCAGCCTGAAGCCGATTGGGTTATCCCGGAGATACCGGGACCGTCTGTGAAGATGTGCAGTCACACCAATGTGCAGTCACACCAACCGCAGCAGCCTGAAGCCGATTGGGTTAACCCGGGAGATACCGGGACCGTCTGCGGTATGGAGTAAATCTTGTATGCGAGGGGACTATGCGTAATTACGCAACAATTTCACCTCAGTTCTGGTTAGGCGATACAGGGCGAAAACTAAGGAAGTCTGGTCCGGAATGTATGGTAGTGGCGTTGTATATGATGACCTCGCCTCATTCCAATATGCTGGGCCTTTATTACCTGCCTGTTTTGTACATTGCTCACGAAACCGGACTTGCTCCTGAAGGGGCTTCTAAGGGGCTTCAAATGGCTTGCGAGGCTGGTTTTTGCAGCTATGACCATGATTCTGAGGTTGTATGGGTGCATGAAATGGCAGCATGGCAGGTTGGTGAATCGCTGAAACCTGGCGATAACCGTTGTGCTGGGGTAAGAAATGAATATTCCGCGTTGCTGGAAAATCCTTTTTTATCATCCTTTTATGATAGATATAAGGATGATTTCCACCTGGATGTCAGACGTGAATCATGTCGGAAAATTGAAGCCCCTTCAGAGCCCCTTTCAAGCCAAGAACAGGAACAGGAACAGGAACAGGAAAGGGATAAAACCCTTCTGGTCCATGGCGAAAAAATCGCCACGGACCCACAGGGGGATTTTTGTCCTGTTCTGACTGAACGTCCAGGACCAGATGGCACGACACCGGAAGCAGATTCCGGGCGTTGTGTGCAGCAGGTGCTGATCGTCGAACCGGAGCAACAACGCCAACCGCAGCAGCCTGAAGCCGATTCCGCGATGAGCGGGAAGCCGATTGGGTTAACCCGGGCGATGCCGGGACCGTCTGCGGGACGAGTTGATTATCCTGACGTGTTCGAACGGGTCTGGCGTGAATATCCGCATCGGGCAGGGTCAAACCCGAAGAAATCCGCGTTCAATGCCTGGAGGGCCAGATTACGCGAAGGGGTGTCACCGGATGTCGTGCTGGATGGCGTGAGGCGTTACGCAAGATACCTGGAGGCTACCGGGAAAGCGGGAACTGAATTTGTTCAGCAGGCATCGACGTTTTTTGGCCCGAACAGGAATTTCGAAAATCCGTGGTCGCTGCCGAAGGCTGGCGCAGTCAGCCTGCGTTGCGTGAATCACATTTCTGAACCGGACACCGAAATTCCGCCGGGTTTCAGGGGGTAATCAGCCATGAAAAACATTTCGACAGGAGGGATTCTTGAACGGGTGCGCCGTCTGGCACCACCGCACGTGGCAGCACCGTTCCGGACGACCGACGAATGGCGGGAATGGCAACTGGCTGAGGGCCGGAAGCGCAGCGAGGAAGTTAACCGCCAGAATCACCAGACGCGGGTTGAAAAAATCCTGAATCGTTCGGGCATCCAGCCGCTTCACAGGAAGTGCTCATTCGGGAACTACCGGGTGCAGAACGACGGTCAGCGCCATGCTCTGAGCCAGGCGAAATCCATTGTCGATGAATTGATGACCGGTTATACAAACTTCGTGTTCAGCGGGAATCCGGGAACCGGAAAAAATCATCTGGCGGCGGCTGTGGGTAATCGTCTGCTGAAGGCCGGTAAATCCGTGATAGTGGTCACCGTGGCGGATGTGATGAGCGCGTTACATGCCAGCTATGACGACGGACTGTCAGGGGAAAAATTTTTGCGTGAACTGTGCGAAGTGGACCTCCTGGTTCTTGACGAAATTGGCATCCAGCGTGAGACGAAAAACGAGCAGGTGGTACTGCACCAGATTGTTGACCGCCGGACGGCATCACTGCGCAGTGTCGGGATGCTGACAAACCTGAATCATGCCGCAATGAGCACGCTTCTTGGTGAGAGGATTATGGACCGGATGACCATGAACGGTGGTCGTTGGGTGAATTTTAACTGGGAGAGCTGGCGGTCAAACGTTGGACGTCAGGGTATGTGAGAATTTTTGACGAGGTAAATTTTCGATGGAAACCGTATTGCATGCACTGAAAGCGATGGGAAAAGCCAATTCTGTTGAACTGGCGGCGCGGCTTGATATCAGCCGTGAAGAAGTTCTCAACGAACTGTGGGAGCTCAAAAAAAATGGCGTTGTTGATAAAACGGGTCACACCTGGTTTCTGGCTGTCGAAGGTGAAGCTGGGGTAACCGAAGAGCGGCCAGTAAAATCTGAAACACAGGATATGCTGACCGAAGAGGTCGCTCCAAAAGTTAGCGCTGACATGATGATTGAGTTTATCTCTCAGGAGGGGGCTAAAACCTGTGAAGAAATAGCGGGTAAGTTCGGAGTTACCACTCGCAAGGTTGCTTCCACGCTGGCGGTGGTAACCGCAACGGGGCGGCTGGCACGCGTTAATCAGAACGGTAAATTTCGTTACTGCATGCCGGGGGGTAATTTACCAGCAGATCCGAAAACCGCGCCGGTAACGGAAAATGATGGTAAGGCCTTTCCTCAGCCAGCAGGTGCTGCGTTACCAGTCCGGGAAGCCGCAACACAGGAAGAAATTAAAACAGAAACTGTGGCGGACATTGTGCAGTCGTTGCCATCGTTTACCGAAACGCAAGCAGATGAGCTGATTTTT